AGTAGTATAACAATATTAGGAGGTTAAAAAGTGGATGTCAACAAAGAGGTAGAAGATTCTACCTACTCACTACCGCACGGACAACATAAAATCGTGTGTCCAATGTGCAAGAACGAAAGAAAAAATAAAAGGGACAAAGCACTCTCAGTCAACATTGACAACGAGAGAATAATTTATAACTGTCATCATTGTGGTGGCAAGGGAGTAATTACCAAGAGGAGAAGTTTTAAAATGGAAGTTGTAAAGAAGGAAGAGAAAAAGGCAGTTGAAATACCTGACACAAAACAAGATGAGGAATCTATAGCTTGGTTAGAGGGCAGAGGTATAAGCAAGCAAACTGCAAGCGACTGTGGTGTTGTACTGGGTAAGAAGAAATATAAACCAGTCATAGGTTTTACCTACCCTGACGAGAGGGGGGGAATAGAAGCAATCAAGTATCGAAGTGCAAATGGAGAGAAGATTTTTTGGTGGGAGGGTAGTTGTAATAAACTTTGGGGAGAACAAACAGTCAACGAAGACTTGCCCACAGTTGATAACACTATAGTAATTACAGAGGGAGAGCTAGACCAATTAAGTATCAAAGAAGCTTTTAAAGATAGTTTCAATATTGCTTGTTACTCTGTGCCTTCAGGTGCACCAGCTAAAATTAATAAGGGAAAGATTGAACCAAGCGAGGACAATCGGTTTAAGTTTTTGTGGAATGATAAGAAGAAGTTTGAGGATGTAGACAGGATAATCTTAGCAGTAGACTCAGACGATTCAGGTGAAGCTTTGGCACATGAATTGTCTAGAAGATTAGACATAGCAAGATGTTATCGGATGGATTACAAGGGATGTAAAGATGCAAATGAATTGTTGCTTGGTGAGGGTGCTGATGTTTTGAGAGAGCAAGTATTAAATGCAGAGCCAATACCTTTACATGGTCTCAATTCTATTGACCATTACATAGAAGAGTTTCAAAGTCTTTATGACCAAGGCAAGCCAAAGGGTGTGTCAACAGGCTACAAAAGTGTAGACAAACTTTTTACTCCAAGCACAGGTAACTTGATGGTAGTTTCAGGATATCCCAACGAAGGCAAGTCTGCTTTTGTAAATCAGTTGGTTGTTAATCTAGGAAAAACTTATGGGTGGAAAACTTGTTTCTGTTCTTTTGAATTACCGCCTTCAGTTCACTCTGCTCTTTTGTCTCAAGTAATTACAGGCAAACCTTTCTTCATGGGTAACAATGCAAGGATGTCACAAACGGAAAAGTCACAGGCTGAATCTTGGATAAGAGAACACATAGTCTTTCAAGACTATATGGGTGGTGAGCCAGCAACGATAGATGCCATACTTGAAAAAGCTTCTTCTTCAGTTATGCGAAGTGGGGTTAGAGTTTTGGTTATAGACCCTTACAATTTTATACAGGTAGACAAACAGACAGGAAAAGAAACAGATATGATTAGCGATATGCTGACCAAAGTTCAGCAGTTCTCAAAAAGATTTGATGTCCTAACTATTTTTGTTGCCCATCCTATGAAACCTTTCAGCAAAGATGGAAAGAAAAATGTTGTATCAGGCACAGACATAGCTGGAAGTATGGCATGGTTTAGTAAGTCTGACATTGGTGTCACAGTTTCTAGAGGTGATTTAG